CCTTGCTGTCCTTCAGGCCCGCGCCCTCGCGGATCACGCTGAGGATGTAGGCTTCCGTGTCGCAGGCCAGACGGTCAGCGGCGTTCTTCATCGCGGCATCCATCAGGTCGGCGCGGGCCTGCACGGCGTCCACGTCGTTGATGATGAAATTGTAGTATGCGCCGTGGTTGATGGTCAGGGTCGTATCGGTGCCGGAGAGCTGCTCGGGATCGTCGATGGACACAGCGGGATCGTAAGGCTTGACGGTGATGTCGTTGATGGTGTTGATGTGGACGGTGTCGCCCCACTGGCGGATATCGCCCTCATAGTTGCGGTTGCACAGGGAACCGAACACCAGCGCGTGCTGGAGCTTCTCCTGCAGACGGGCGGACCAGACCTGGGGGATAAAGTTGGAAATAGCCATATAGGATGTACCTCCTGAAAATGTCGTGTGGTTTTATCGGCGCTGTGTGAGCGCGGTGCAGACGGTGGACCAGTTGCGGTTGATCTCTTCCGGGGACATGCAGCGCACGTCCTCGCGGGTGAGGGCGCTGCCGTCCAGCGGGGGCGTGCAGCGATCAGTGGGGACAGCCGTCTCCTGTCCGAAAAGGCCGGCGTACTGACTGATGACGGGCGCGAGGACGGTCTGCTCGTCGCGCAGGGTCGCGCCGTCCCAGTCAGCGTCGGCAGTCTGAACGGCTCCGGCCAGCAGGGGGATGACATGGGCGTTTGCACCAGCGCGGGACAGGGCCTCATGAAGGGCCTGCTGACGCAGCGAGGCAAAGCGCTCCTGCTCTACCTGCTGGCGGTAGCGGTCGAAATCGTTGCGGAGACGATCAGCCTCCTGCAGATGGGTCTGGGCGGCCAGGCGCAGTTCATCGCGTTCGGCAGCCGTTGCCTCCAGCGCGGCGGAGGCGGCAAGGGCCTCGTCGCGCTCTGTTTGCAGAGCGTTCACCGTGGCGGCATGGGCCGCAATGATGCGCTCGATGGCTTCATCGTTCAGCTCCAGTTCCTTCAGGAGCTTGCGTGTCAGGGACATGGGTTCTTCCTTTCTGTGCATTCCGCTGCACGAAAAAAGGCAGGCACGCGTGCTTGACGTGTCTGCCGGAGAGCGTATTGATATGATGAGAAAGGATGGCTGCTGCTTTCGGGAGCGTCAGGTCATGCCTGCCGGATCGTGCAGCAGCTCCGAAACGTGCTCGTCGCTGATATAGGGGTTGAGGCGCAATGCCGTCTCGTGGTCGATGTCCTGGCGCATGACGGCGATATCCGCCACGGTTTCGGACTCATTGGCGATGGTCTGCCGCTTGAAGCGGATGTCCTCGCAGGGGCAGCCGATGAGGTCAAGGAGGCTGCTGACGAACAGGCGGAGCTGCCATTCGTAGCGGTCAGCCTTGAGGTTGAGGTTGGCGGCGGCGGCGCGGATGGCCACGTTGGTCAGACTGGAGCCGGTCAGCGCGTCCATGTCCAGGGCCATGTAGTCCTGATACAGCGCGCGTTCCAGCAGATCGAGAGCAGCGCGGCGGGCAGCGTAGGGGACTTCGATGGTATGGGGCTCAGCAGTGGCGCTGCTGCCCGTGCCGTCGGAAAGATTTGTTACCGCCTTGACGCGGTTGATCTGCTCCAGCATCTCCGCTACGTCGTCCAGCGTACCGCCGAAATTGTTCAGCACCCAGTAGACGTCGTTGGCGCGGTCGAGGTTATCGGCAAAATCGGAGAGGATGCTGTCGTAGGCGTCGATCTTGGCGCGGATGGCAGGGGTCATTTCGCTCAGGCCGTCAAAGTTGGCCAGCAGGGGAATCAGCGGCAGTCGCCCATAGCCGGAATGCTCGGTGAGTTTTTCGCCCAGCGCATCTCGGCGCAGGCTGCGACGGTAGGGTTGGCAGGACGTCACGGTGGTCAAGGCGTCGCCATCGCGGCGCATGAGCGTCACGCCCTTCTCGTCAAATATCCGCAGGTACATCGGCCTTTCCGGCGCGATCTGCCAGAACTGCACGCCCAGGCGCATCTCGCCCGTCATTTCGTCCAGCAGCGGGAAAAAGCCGCTCCAGTTGTTCTTCGCCATTTCGATCACCTCAAGATGATCGGCGTTCCAGTAGCCCCAGGCGCAGCCATGGAGCAGCGCGCGTTCGCCCAGCCGCTCCAGCTGATGATCGAAGTCTGCGCCCAGGCGGCGCTTCACGTTCTCCGGGAGGCTCACGCCCTCGGAGAGCAGGAACTGGTTCTGCTGAGTGATGAAGCGGAAGAGGAAGCCGCTGCCGATGCGGTTGCCCACCACGTCCTCGGTGGCGGAGCGGACGCGGCGGCGGCCCTGCGCGTCGCGGGTCTCGATCTTGCGGGCGCGCAGGATGGTCTTGCGGGCCACGCGGGTGTTTTCGCCCCGGAAGTAACAGTTGGCCTCCAGTGCGTCGGCGAAGCCCCGCGAGGCCTTGAAGCGCTTCACTGCCTCCAGCAGCAGCGCATTCCGGCTGGACGAGGCCAGATAATCCTGATAGGTCACAGTGGTGAACATGATGATACTCCTTCTGATGATATGCGCCGCTGAAGAGCCCGCAGCAGGCAGGCGGCGCTGTCTGGCGCGTCGTCATGGGCAGCGTCGGCGGTGTAGTCGAGGATCTGGTCGAGGTAGGACGGATCGGTTCCCTGAAGGAGCGTAACATGGGGCCACCACTTGCGCAGCCAGGTGCCGATCTTGACCTGCTTGGTCGTGTGTTCGGCGTAGGGGCGCACCAGAGCACCCTGTGCCCGCAGCTCCCGGGCCACGTACCCCTTGTCGCCGTTGGTTTCGCAGAGAATGGGGGCGCACAGGAGCCGGTCGCATTCGGAGATGATCTCCGTCATCACCGCGTCGATGGGCTTGCGCCAGAGTCGCCCGTACAGATAAGCTCGTCCGTCGCGGATGCAGCCGCAGGTCAGGGCGGTGAAGTCTCCACCGCCGTAGGCGGCGTCGATATGAGCCATGCCGTCCTGCAGCAGGGAGGGGTCATCTGTCGTGTCGGGCCGTTCGGGGAAGAGCGCGCCCTCCGAGGCGATGTGCTTGAGCTCGTAGTTCGCCGCGAAAAGGCTCGGGGTCATCGAACGCTGAAGCTTCCGGAGCTTGTCCTCGCAGAGCAGCCCGGTGCGCCAGCAGTCCCAGCGGCGGATGTTGGGCATCAGGGAGATCGCGTCCTCCGGATGCCAGGGGGTGCCGGTATTGATGATGCGGCCGCCGGGGTTGCGGATGTTTTGCAGCTCCTGATATACGCCGCAGATGCGCCGGCGCTCGGCACTGGACTGCCGGTCGTGAAGGTTGACGATGTCGTCGGTGAGCACGATATCCGCATGCTTGCCTGTCAGTGAACCGCCTGTTCCCATCCCCAGCAGCTGTGCCGAGCCCCGCAGGGCGGAGAAGCAGCCCGTGTGTACGCTGAACATGTCGCTGCGCAGCAGCTGCACGGGCTCGCCGTAGATGCATGCGCTCAGGTATTGCATTGCATCCGAGCGCAGCAGGAGCTTCACCTGCCGCAGCACCTCGACCACGTCGTCGTCCGTTTTGCGCATGAAGAGGATGTTCTTCGTCGGGTAGAGGATCAGCATTGCTGTCATCGCAAAGGCCAGGCAGGTGGTTTTGTAGCTTCCGCGATGGGCGAGGAGCGTCATGTCCTCCTGGCCGGCGATCATCTCTGTCAGCCATTTCCCGTGCAGTTCGTCTGTGAGCCGGTCAAGACCGCACCACCGCGCAACCTGAGCGGGACGGGTCATCAGCAGCTCAATGGCTGCCTGCCGCTGCATCGTCTGCCTCCTGCCGGGCGGCGATCTGCTGCACGGCGGCTTCGATCTCCGCGATCAGTTCCGGCTTGAACCCGGCGCTTTCTTTGGGGGTGAACAAGCTGTGATACTTCGCCAGCTGCTCGGCGGCCTTGAGCTGTTCGCTGGTCTTCTCGCTGCGCATCAGCAGGGTGAAGGTCTCCAGCACCTCGTCCGGCGTAGCAATATCCGGGCCGATGTGGGCTGACGTCATGATGATGGGTCGTTCCTTTCATATATAGTATAGGTGGTACGAAAAAGGCGTCCGCCGTTGCCGGTGAACGCCTTGTGGAATGTAAGAACTAATGTTCTGTTTTCCACGCTACCATCATAACACAGATCGCTTTATAATGCAATGTAATCCTTTTGAATGGCTTTGAATCTTTTCCAGCCTGTTTCAATGCCTTCCAATGGGTTTCAGGATGCGCTGCTAAGGTACTGGTGGCGGAGCTGATTGACACGGGAGGTGCTCAAGCCCATGACGCGGCCCGTGTGCTCCTCCGTATCCGCGCGGAGGTAATAGTGGTGGATGATCCGAAAAACGCGAGCATCGGTGATAGTGGATACGATGCGGAACACCTCCGGGTTCAAGGTAGCCAGTTCATCGCGTTTGCGCTGGATCATGGCCTCGATACCATCGGCAAGCTGCAATGCTGCTGCGACGGGATCGTTGCTCGAGGGCTGACGTTCGCCAAAGTGAACTCCGCGATAGCCGGATGGTCTGCCGGTGGGGGATACTTGTCGCAATTGCTCCTCCAGATCGTTGATTTCCAGAACCGTTGCTCGATAGGCTGCCAAAACTTCCTGCTTGGTCTTCATAAATCGCTAACCTCCTTGAGAGTGTATTTGTCAAGAAGGAACACATGTTCGGTATGTGAACCTGCGGTTATTATAGTACACGATAGGTTTCATGTCAAGTCCAAAAAGAAACTTTTGGGTATTGTCAATTTGAACTTGGGGTTATATAATGAAAGAGAGGTGAACGATATGTATGCAGATCGCATCAGAGAATTGCGCATGAAAGCGGGGCTAT